ACAACAGCTTGGCTTCGACAACAACTCCAAATTCCAACAGTGCTTTCCTTCTGTTGGAAAGAGCTGCACTGGGAGCCACCATAGTAACAGGCACAACCACTCCCACTGGCACTGCATTTACTCCAGGCAATACATTTTTCCTACAGGCCACCGAAGCTGGCACAGCCACAATAAACACTGCCACAGTGACCATTGCAGGCACAGGTTTAGTAGCTGATTTTATCTCAGCGGTGAGCCTGGCCAACATACCATTTGTCAGCGCCAGTGTCAACAGCTCAGGCAAAATTGTGTTTACACATTCGCAAGGTGGTACTATTTTTGTAGGCCCTGATACAGGCACACCGCTGACCACAGCAGGTTTTTCCACATCAACCACATACGTCAGAGCCGAGCCACTGGGCGGCGGCTTCCTTGTGTTGTCTAATTGGGTAACAAGCCCACAGTTTACCTACACTGCCAGCGACAATGCACCAGATCAAAATCCTGCCAATGGCAGACTGTGGTACTACAGTACTGTGGACGAAGCAGATATCATGATTCAAGACAATGGTGCTTGGCGTGGTTATCAAAATGTGACCAATGACGTGCGTGGCTTTGATCTCAGCTTGACCAATGCCAGTGGCCCTATAGTGGCTGCATCAGCTCCTCTGACACAAAACGACACAGCCGAATCACCTTTGGAACTGGGCGATCTTTGGATTGACACCAGTGACTTAGAAGCGTATCCTGCACTGTATCGTTGGGAACAAGTGGACGGACTGGAGCAATGGGTCTCAGTGGACACCACAGACCAAGTCACACAAAATGGTATCTTGTTTGCTGATGCACGTTGGAGCACCAGTGGCGCTACCGATCCTGTGACTGATGACATTCCCACCATAACCAGCTTGTTGACCAGTAACCACCTGGACTTGGATGCACCTGATCCTGCACTGTACCCCCAAGGCATGTTGTTGTTCAACACACGCAGAAGTGGTTACAATGTCAAAGAGTTTACTACCAACTACTTTACCACAGCCAATTATCCTGACGCTGGTGCATACAATCCTGCTGCTCCCACAAACAATGCCAATTTGCCATTGTACAGTTACACCTGGGTTACCACCAGCGGCAACAAAGCCAACGGTAGCATGTATGCAGGACGTCAAGCACAACGAGCTCTAGTAATCAGAGCCATGCGAGCCGGTATCGATACCAGCCTGACTGCTAGAGAAGAACAAAATCAATTCAACTTGATAGCAGCACCTGGTTATCCTGAATTGGCCACCAATCTGGTAGCACTGAGCAATGAACGATCAAACACACTGTTTGTTGTGGGCGACACTCCCATGCGTCTAGGAGCAAATGGTACAGATCTTGCCACCTATGCCACCAACAACGGCGGACTTGGATTGCCAACTGAAGATGGGTTGATTATTGGCAGTGCTTATGCTGCTGTGTTCTATCCTTCATGTCAGACCAATGACCTGTCAGGCAACACTGTGGTAGCACCGCCCAGTCACATGATGATACGCACAATCCTGCGCAGTGATGCAGTGAGTTATCCATGGTTGGCACCTGCTGGCACACGTCGTGGTGTGGTTGACAATGCAACTGCAATCGGTTACATTGAAGCCACCACAGGAGAGTTTGTGCAAACTGCTATTGGTCAAGGCTTGCGTGATGTCTTGTACGAAAACAACATCAATCCCATTACCTTTATACCAGGAGTGGGCATAACCAACTTTGGCAACAAAACTCGTCAAGGTGCTACCACTGCGCTGGATCGTATCAATGTGGCCCGACTCATAGTATTCTTGCGTGGACGCCTGGAAGAAATTGGCAAACTGTATTTGTTTGAACCCAATGACCAGATCACACGTAATGAAATACTCAATACCACAAACAGTTTGATGATTGATTTGATAGCCAAACGTGCCATCTATGACTACCTGGTAGTGTGTGACGACAGCAACAATACACCTGCTAGAATCGATCGCAATGAACTTTATTTGGATGTGGCCATTGAACCAGTGAAGGCTGTGGAATTCATATACATTCCACTGCGTATCAAGAATACCGGAGCCATTTCAGGTGGACAATGATGAAAGTGGCCGGAGTTTTTCCGGTCACCTATTCAGCTAAATAAACATATAGGAGATAACAAATGGCCGTTTCATCATTACAGCGAATGACAGTACCCTTGGCAAGTGATCAAAGTTCTACCACCCAAGGCCTGTTGATGCCCAAACTCAGATATCGCTTTAGAGTGATGTTTGAAAACTTTGGGGTAAGCACTCCAAGAACCGAATTAACCAAGCAAGTGCTCAGCGTGGCACGACCCAACTTGACCTTTGAAGAAATAGCACTGCCCATCTACAACTCAACGTTGAAGTTGGCGGGACGACATGCCTGGGCAGACATTGCTTGCACCATAAGAGATGATGCATCAGGTGCAGTGAGTCGCTTGATTGGCGAACAATTCCAGAAACAAATGGACTTTTTGGAAATGAGTTCAGCCGCAGCTGGTATTGACTACAAATTCCTTACCAAGATTGAAGTGTTGGATGGTGGCAACGGTGCCAATGCACCTGTGGTACTTGAAACATGGGAACTGTATGGCTGCTACCTCAAAGGAGCTGACTACGGTGAACTCAATTATGGCACCAACGAAGCAGTCACAATTGCCATGACCATTGCTTACGACAACGCTAATCAAACTCCTGAAGGTTCAGGCGTTGGTACTGAAATCGGACGTGCCTTAGGTGATGTGGTAACCGGCTCAGGCGTCTAAACATGCCGTCATTTGGCCAGGACTTCTTGAAAGGGTTCGTAGGCAACAACAGCTTGCGTGATTACACTCACGCAAGCAAAACATTTACCACCAATGCCTACGAACTCAAGCCACGATTCAAGTTTCTCTTCCATGTGAGTTTTACTTTGAACACAGCTGAGGTGCCTTTTTTAAAGGGCGCCTTTCCTGATCCAGATGACATCAACAACATAAGCCTGGCAGTGAAAACTGTGGACCTGCCCAAGTACAATATTGAAACAGAAACATTAAATCAGTACAACCGCAAAAGAATCGTTCAGACCAAACTAAACTATGAACCTGTGAGTGTGGTGTTCCATGACACCAGCAACGACCTCATAAGAAAACTTTGGTATTACTACATGAGCTATTACTACAAAGATCCAGCTCAACGATACCTAGAACCCAACAACAACAACGGCAGCAATGGTGAAGATGCCAGTCGCGTGGCCGGCTTTGGATACAACGGTCGAGACCTCTACAGTCAACAACGTCTGGGCAATGTGAATGATTGGGGCTACATTGGCGAAGCATATAATGATGGCGCATCAACATTGACTTCGGGCAAGCCACCGTTTTTCAGAGACATCAGAATCTACGGTATGGATCAGCACAAGTTTGCTGAGTACATCTTGATCAATCCGCTGATAACCAACTGGAGTCATGATCAGTACAGTTATGCTGAAGGTGGCGGTATCATGCAAAATTCAATGACCGTGGCTTATGAAACTGTGAAATACTATTCTGGCGCCATCGGTGATCCACGCAACGGCGGCGATGCCAACATAATAGGTTTTGCTGATCCTGCACACTACGACAAAACCACCAGTCCTATTGCCAGACCAGGCAGCACAGCCACAGTGTTTGGACAAGGCGGACTGCTGGAAACAGGTGCTGGCATCATTGGCGACCTACAAAGTGGCTCAGTGCTGGGCTTGATCGGTGCTGTACAAAAAGGCGCAAGACTGAATCAAACATTCAAGAACAAAAATATTTCTTCTATTGCTCGCAGCGAAGCCACTGCCTTGGGCAAGAATGTTTTGGTAAAAGGTCTTCCTGACGCTACCAAAGCAGTGACCAACAAAGCCGACGGCTGGATATTTCCTCGAGCACAAGCCGATCGTGCCCAAGCTACCAAACAGGCTAACGAAGCTGCTACCCAGAGACAAAATCCTGGGGCTATTTGAGCAACATCATGACCACAGTAAATTACGCCAACCCCAACATTGATCAAACTGTAAGAGTGTTTGACAGTTTTTATGATTATGATGCCAATATTCCTGTCGGCGAATACGATATTGTACACAGTTATTTTATAAAGACAATGAAAACCAAACAAGCCGCAGGCAATTTTACTGTGAGCTTGTTTAGAGTGGCTGAACAAACTGAAATCTCAGCATTGACACTGTTGCAAGAAATGCAGTCCAATTCAGGATTGGCCATTGATGTTAGTCTAGCCTACTATCTCAACAACATACGTTCACGAGCCACACTGCTGGGTGTGGGCGCAGCAGTGGTGCCCAATTTTTATCAAGCTAGAAATGTACTGCCATGAGTCACTGGGCCCAGGGATATTATGAAGTGTTGAACGCAGACAAATACGTGGGCAAAGGCAAGCCTCGTTATCGATCTGGCTGGGAATTTAGTTTTATGAAATTCTGCGACACCAATGATCACATCTTGCAATGGGCCAGTGAAAGCATTGCCATACCTTATCGGCACCCACTCACTGGCAAAGGCACACAGTATATTCCAGACTTTCTAATCACTTATCGCACACGTGACAACATCATGCGAGCAGAGTTGATTGAAATCAAACCCAAAAAACAAAGCGTGGTTGAATCAAAAATGAACAGCCGAGACCGTGCTGTGGTGGCCATCAACTATGCCAAGTGGGCAGCAGCAACCAAATGGGCCCAGAAAAACGGTATTACTTTTAGAGTGATAACTGAAGATCAAATGTTTCATAACGGGAAAAAATAGCCACTAAATATGGCATGACTCGTAAACTTGAAGAACTGTTTGAATTACCCCCATCAGAAGATGCTCCTGAAGCGGATGCTGGCAGCCCTCCTGCACAAGACCTGCGCACTCAACTACAAATCCTAGACGAAAACATAGACAAAGTAGACGCTGCTTTGCCTGGTGTGCGCGGCCTTGAAAGCAGTGATGAAGAAATGGATGGTTTAGCAGAGCTGGCTCAGCACAGTTA